GCGAAGGCAGCACTATCCAACCTTGGCATTTTCTATGCGGATGCCTTGCCCGCTACTGGCACCGATGGGCAAATATGCCTTGTGCCTGTCTGATGGAGGGGTGTTGAATGGCTACGTTTACAGCAACTGCCGGTTCAAATACCACCATTGGATATGCTCAGTATGGTTCCACCTCGTGGAATACCGGCACGACCGACGGTGCGTGTCAGGGTGCATACCAGGGCACGGCGGCCAGTAATTCTCGTGTCGGGGTTCTGGTTTTTTCCGGTGCTGGTGCTGCATTGAAAGGTAAGGTCATACAGCAGATCGTTCTGAAAATCACAGCCTCAGGTGCAGGCTCCGGTGGTTCTGATAAAGTGATTACCTTCAGAAAAGCACAGTATCAGAGCCTGAAAACCGGCATTAAAGGCAGTGCTCAGGTTGGTACTGTGCTGGGAACGCTCACTGGCAAGTTCTACAATAACACGCCAACACATACGCTTTCAGCTTCCAGCAATACCTCCTTGTTCAATGCCATGAAGGACTACTTCGTTGCAGGCAATTCTGTTTTGGTTATTTACAACGGTGAAACGTCTTCATCCAGCGGATATTCAACCAACTACGCCCGTCTGACTACCGTCGTTCTCACGGTCACCTATGTAGATGCCTCGGTCTGGTATAACAACGGTGGCACATGGACGCAATGCACTGTCTGGTATTGCAACAATGGAACCTGGGTACAGTGTGTACCTTACTACAATAGTGGCGGCTCATGGATACGAGTGTAGCCGCGCTTCATCGGAATCAACCACCTTCTTTGCTGAGGGTGGTTTTTTCATATTACTTCACAGGAGGATTCTTCATGAGAGATTTCACCATTGACATCGTATGGGCTAAGCTCCAGATGGCGATCACGGCCATTGGCGGCTGGCTCGGTTACTTCCTGGGCGGCATGGACGGTCTGCTGACTGCGCTGATCATCTTCATGACCCTCGACTACATTACCGGCCTTATGTGCGCCATCGTGGACAAGAAGCTGTCCAGCGCCGTTGGCTTCCGGGGCATCTTTAAGAAGATGCTGATTGTTCTTTTGGTTGGCGTTGCGCACATCGTCGACCTGCATGTGGTAGGTGCTGGCAACGCACTGCGCTCCGCAGTGGTCTGCTTCTACCTGTCCAATGAAGGTGTATCGTTGCTCGAAAATGCAGCACATCTGGGCCTGCCGATTCCCGCCAAGCTCAAGACTGTGCTCGAGCAGCTCCATGACCGCGATACCACTACGCCTGATGATAAGGAGGAATAAGCGCTATGTCTGAACGAATCAAGATCCCCTTTACTAACGAACACTTTGCTGCCTGGTGCCTGACCATGCTCGGGCAGCCTTACTGGTATGGCACCGTTGTGTACAAGTGCACTGAATCCCTGCGCACCCGCAAGGCCAAGCAGTACCCGTCTCACTACGGTTCCAGCCGTACTGCACGCTACAAGGACGACATCGCCAAGAAGAAGGTCTGCGCTGACTGCGTAGGTGGCTGTAAGGGATATGCCTGGACGAACGGCGGCATTGGCGTTGTTGAGTCCATTGGCACCGGCAAGACTTTCTCTTCCAAGTATGGTGCAAACAAGTGCCCTGATAAGAGTGCCAATGGCATGTTCTCCTATGCAAAGTCCAAGGGCATGGCCTGGGGTACTATTGATACCATTCCCGACATCGTTGGCCTTGCGCTGCATCGCGATGGTCATGTGGGCTATACCGTTGGCGGCGGCTATGCTGTTGAATGGCGCGGCTTCAACTATGGCTGCGTCAAGACTAAGATCTCCGGTCGCGGCTGGAAGTACTGGTACAAGCTACCCTTCATCGACTACAACGATGGCGCAAATGTCATTGTTCCCACCGAGGTCGCGCTGGGAAGCCGTCTACTCCAGAAGGGCATGGTCGGTACCGATGTGAAGGCCATGCAGGAACTTCTGATGCAGCTTGGATATGAACTGCCGAAGTACGGCGCGGACTCTGACTTCGGCGAAGAAACTGAAAAAGCTGTCATCGCATTCCAGAAGGCCGAAGGTATCAAGCAGGACGGCAAGTACGGCTCCGAAACCCACGAGGCTCTTATGGATGCCGTTGCAGATGACGACGAAGGTAAGAAGGAAGAAACACCTGAGGAGACTCCGGCTGATCCCGTCGAGCCCGAAGTACCTGCTGAACCCAAGCCTGTCGGTACTACCGTCGTGATCGTTGCTGAAGGCGGTGGCAAGGTCAACGTTCGCGTGGGCAATGATACCAGCTATAAGCGTATCACTACCGTTCCTGCCGGTACGACCTTTGAGTTTGTGGCAAGTGCAGCCAACGGCTGGAATGCCGTGGTCGTCGCTGGTCAGGTCGGTTGGGTGTCTGGCAAGTATTCCAAGGTGGTCTGAGTATGGAACTGACACCGAATGAAAAGGATCTGAGGTATCAGACCATGGTTACTGCATCACGCAGATTGCTTGCAAGTGGCCTCATTACGCAAAAGGAATTTTCGCGAATTGAGGACTATCTGAACAAAAAGTATCAGCCTCTCATCAGGACTGAATTAACTTGATAATATTCGACTTTCGAGGTAATATGCGACACTGACAAGGAGGTGAAGCGTGTGGAAAAGAAGATTAAACTGGTGAAGCCCGGTATTCCACAGATGATTAAGCTTGAGCGCGTAGCAGCGTATGCACGTGTTTCGAGTGGTAAAGATGCGATGCTGCATTCAATGTCTGCCCAGATCAGCTACTACAGCGATCTGATCCAGAAGAATCCGGAATGGCAGTATGTCGGTGTTTATGCTGACGAAGCGTACACGGGTACAAAGGACAGTCGCGAAGGATTTCAGCGTATGCTCGCGGACTGCCGGGCTGGGAAAATCGACAGGGTCATCACGAAGTCCATCAGTCGATTCGCCCGTAACACCCTTACTCTCTTGAACACGGTGCGCGAGCTGAAACAGCTTGGTGTTGATGTTTACTTCGAAGAACAGAATATTCATTCCATGAGCGGGGACGGTGAGCTTATGCTGACCATCCTCGCTTCTTTTGCCCAGGAAGAAAGCCGCAGCGTTTCTGAAAACTGCAAATGGCGCGTTCGTCAGCAGTATGAAGTCGGTAAAACCTATGGCTGGAATTTCATGTACGGATACCGCATCAGAAAGGGCGAAATTACCATCTATGAACCAGAAGCTGAGGTTGTCAGATGGGTATTTGAGTCTTATCTGGATGGTGTTGGCACTGCCGAGATTGCCCGCACTATGCGCGAGAAGGAAGTGCCCACATATCGAGGCGGCATCTGGGATCACAAGCGCGTTCTTGCGCTTCTGAAGAATGAGAAATACTGCGGCGATTCCATGCTGCAGAAGAAATACGTTGAAGATCATCTCACGAAGAAGCTGGTGCTCAATCATGGTGAACTGCCCAGGTACTACGTCGAGGACTGCCATCCGGCGATCATCTCCCGGGAGTTCTTCCAACTGACACAGTGCATGATCGAGTTCAACTTCAAACGCTATAACATCAGTCCTGATGCGCCGGTTTTTTCAGCCTTGACCAGCATGATTGTCTGCGATCACTGCGGCAAGAACTATCGCAGAAAGATCAGCGCATTCGAGGATGCCTGGAACTGCGCAACATACCTGAAGTTCGGTAAAGCCGCCTGCCCGTCTAAGAAGATTCCTGAAGATGTCATCATGAGCCATGCCGCTTCCGTCCTTGGGATGGACAGCTTTGACCCGGATGTTTTCAAAGAGAAGATCAGTGCAATACGTGTTCCCGGTCCTAACAGACTTGTATTTGTTTTCAAGGATGGCACCCGTGTCGAGCGTGAATGGCTGGATAAGTCACGCAGTGCATCCTGGACCCCCGAAATGCGAAGAAAGGCTGCTGAAGCAGCGGCAAGGAGGTACGCAGTATGAGTCAGACAATGACACCAACCCGCATAACCGTTCTTCCTGCAACCAGAAATCGATTCACTGCGATGCCCATCCACACAACCCGTAAACGCAGAGTGGCTGCCTATGCACGTGTTTCGACCGACAGTGAAGAACAGAAGACCAGCTACGACGCTCAGATCAGTTACTACACCGACTACATTCAGCGCAATGAAAGCTGGGAATTTGTTGAGGTGTATACCGACGAAGGCATAACCGGTACCAACACAAAGCGCCGCGATGGATTCAAACGCATGATTGAGGATGCGCTGAACGGAAAGATCGACCTGATCGTTACGAAGTCCGTTTCGCGCTTTGCCCGAAATACGGTTGATACGCTGAGCACTGTAAGAAAGCTCAAGGAACGCGGCATCGAAGTCTACTTCGAAAAGGAAAACATCTACACGCTGGATACCAAGGGCGAGTTGCTGATTACCATCATGTCATCCCTTGCCCAGGAAGAAAGCCGATCCATTTCGGAAAACGTGACCTGGGGTCAGCGCAAGCGTTTTGCAGATGGCAAGGTAAGCATGCCGTATCGCCGGTTCCTGGGATACCGCAAAGGTGAGAATGGTGAGCCTGAAGTCGTCCCCGAAGAAGCTGAGATCGTTCTTCGTATTTACAGGCTGTTTCTTTCGGGCCAGACCCCTCACGGCATTACCAAAGTCCTGGAAGCGGATAACATTCCAACGCCTGCAGGCAAGACCAAATGGACAACGACCACAATCCTTAGCATCCTGACCAATGAGAAGTACAAGGGCGATGCGCTTCTGCAGAAGACCTTTTGCACAGATTTCCTGACCAAGAAGATGAAAGTGAACGAAGGCGAAGTTCCCCAGTACTATGTCGAGAACAGCCATCCCGCTATCGTCACCAAGGAAATGTTCGATCAGGTGCAACAGGAACTGGCCCGTCGGAAAGCTGAAGGTCGGTATCATCGCGGAACAAGTGTTTTTGCCGGTAAACTGGTCTGTGAATGCTGCGGTGAGTTCTTCGGAAGCAAAACCTGGCATTCAACGGATAAGTACCGCAAAACCATATGGCGATGCAACCAGAAGTACAAGGGCGCAATCAGATGCAAAACGCCGCATATTACCGAGGACGCGCTCGGTGATCGGTTCATCAGCGCATACAATCAGCTCCTGACAGATCGTCGTTTCATCATTGAAGACGGCGAGGCGATCGTCGCAATGCTGACGGATACGACAGACCTTGAACGCGAACTTGCCGGAGTCGAGGCGGAACTGGATATCACGCACAACCTTCTGGAGCAGGCAATTCAGCAAAATGCCACGCAGGCGCTCAATCAACAGGAATACCAGCTGCGTTTTCAAGGGCTGGCGGAGCGCTTTGAAAAGGCCAGTGAGCGGCACACCCAGATCCAGAATAAGATCGATCAGCGCTTTGCCAAGAGGAACGTTCTTACCACGTTTTTCGATCAGCTCCGCACGGGCGACATACTGACAGAGTTTGACCCTGAGCCGTGGATGGTGACCGTCGACAAGGTGATCATGCGGATGAACGGTGAATGCTGTTTCCGGTTCAAGAATGGATCCGAAATAACTGTATAAGCAACGCGCAAAAGGGCCTGCCGCCTACGATGGAATGTCGTGGGGGCAGGCCTTTTTTTGTTGGGTGATAGTCTCATTTCCCGTAGTGTTTTTTGTACCATTGTTCCTTTTTTCTGACTTCATCCATAATAGCGCTGATATTATAATTCGAGTATTTCTTAGCAGCCTTCAGGAAGGGAATAATCATTCCATCATACAGAATCTGATCATAGCCATGATACCAGATGTCATTCACACCTTCCTGATCCAGCTCTATGGGCAGGTCATAAGAGACAAACAGAAAGTCATCCTTATGAAGGTGCGGCGTTGTATAGCTGGGCTTGTACAGCAGATGCTTTACACCTTTTGCCGATATGTATCCCGTCTGATGATGAATCTGGCCCTGTACATACCATTCGGGCAAGTGTTCAGCACGGATCTTTGTGCGATACAAACCCTTGGCGAACAGGTATCCTTCAGGATCTGTCTCGAATTGACGCGTTTGAGGATTGCGATGAGTAGTCAGATAAAGGTTGGACGCAAAGCGCATTGTCCTTCTTGTCATTCTTCTTCAGAAAGCAACTCCTGCTCATCATAACCGGTAAATGACAGAAGATTCGGCTGTTCCTCGTCCCCAGGCATCTGATCGTCCTCGATGCCTTCGTTCTCAGGTAGCTGTTCAGATTCTTCGTATGCAGTATCATATTTCGACTTGAACAGGCGTGTATAGGACAGAGGATATTTGGTGCGCTTATTATAGACCTGCAGCATCGCTTCTGCAAATCCGAGCGAGCCGTTTTGGCGCTCCTTTGCCGAGCGCGTGATTTCTTTCGGCGAAACACGACTGAGTCGTTCAACAAACTGATCCAGCCTCAGCGCAGAATCGTAGGCAACGATGAGCTTTGCGATTCCCTTGAGCATGTTTGCTGCCAGAGAAACCGGATCGCCCTCCCAGGTAGAAACTGCAACAAACAGCGTTGTGTCCAGTACCTTCAGGCCATACTTGTTGTAGATGAATTCCAGGGCCGAGATAGCACAGATAGACCCGGGCGCTTTGTACGAGCTGGAGAGCGTGAGACTGTAGGATTCAACAAGTGACTTGATGGTCAACTGTTCTTCGTTGCCTGCTTCGATGTTTGCCATGAATATCTCGTAGGGTGAAAGCGTCTTAATGAATTTCTGCTGCTTGGCAAAAATATCTGCTTCACCTTGATAGTCAAGATCATCATAAACCATGCACCATACCGGGGTATCACGGGATCCGGAAACTCGGGCGACAATCTCAATGGTATGCTGGCCATTGAACACAAAATTGATGCCATTTCTCCGGCTCACCTTGACTGGATTGATCTGGTACAAGTCAAAGTTATCTGCTGTTCTGCTCACATGTGACTGGGACAGGTTGCGCTGATAATCTTGGTTGGACACCAGCATACGAATCGGGATTTGTTCGAACCGTACATTGGGGACAAACTGACTGTAATCTTCCTGCATAACTACTCCTCCCGGATGATAGAACGTAATGCTTCTATGGTGTGCGTGAGCGAATCCAGTTCTTTGCGCAGATATGCCTTTGCCGAGCCGGATACTGCCTGCATGTCAGCAGTTGACCGGACGCGTTCGATTGAGGTGCGCCAGGTGGGAATGGTTAGCGTCAGCGATGCTACTTCGGCATCCGGGTCATACGCAGGCATATTCTTCACCGACTCAACCAATACTTCGGGGATCTCTACGGACTCAGCGGGTCGGGTCTGATTCATATCCCTGCGCAGAGCATCTATAATATTGTTCCGGCTTAACCTGTAATCCGTGTTATATGGAATGGATGCTGCTACAGCTTTGATCTGTCTGTCGGAAAGCTTACCCAGGTCGATCATATTGTCCTGCGCAATATGAACTGCACCTGACAGAATATGCGGCACTATGCGAGGCTCAACTTCCGCTATTCTGTCTACTGCCTGTGAATACCGACCATACTTTTCGATGGTTGCATGATTCTTGTTATACTCATTTCCGATTCGTCCGGCGACACCATATCTCAGTTGCTGCCATTGAGCTTTTCCCGACATTTCCGGGAAAACCACTTTGGGCGTGTATTGGTTTCTGCCAGTAGCATTCCGTGCGCCGATTCGCTTTTCGGCCTCGTATCGTTTGCCAATCAGGTAGCGGCGTGTTTCCTCAGTGATATTCCGTCTGCCCATCTGATTGATACAGATCCAAGATATAGCATCATCACGGCTGTCCATCTGCATATGCTTCACTTTGTAGGGCAGTCCATGCCGTGTGCATATGTCGTAGCGGTTGTAGCCGTCCAGAATGATATTGTCCCACACGATAATCGCATCGCGGCAGCCCTCCCGAAGTATGCTTTCCTCAAGCAGCTCGCGTTCTTTAGGGGTGAGCGGTGGCACAAAACGTTCAAACTCCGGATCACGGATCAGTTTTTCACTCATTCGAGGTTTCCTTTCCGTCTGGTTCCATCACAATCATACCACCGATCGACTGATAGGCATCGTCGAAATGATATAGCAGAAGCTGGTCTCCGGCCTGGGCTTTTGCGAACAGCTTGTATGCCCGTTTATTATCCCAATGCGTATGCATACACAGTTGATCGCACAGCGACAGAGAACGTATCTCAAAGCACTGCTTACTGTTCATCACGTGTTCTGGGATTCTGTGCTTGCGCGGCTCGGTGTGATCGCAGACCTCAACAGCCAGTGTGCGGTTTTCCGGGTTGATGAGCAAAGGGACAAACCCAGGATTGCCCAATGCCCTGAGTGTATGTTTAGGAATCCGAATACGACTCCTGACCAGATCCACCAGTATCCATGGGGATGTTTTCGGATTGATCATGTGCGACCTCCTTGTTTTTCTCGCGCGTTGATGTACTCTGCTGTTTCGATTCCTTGACACCGATCAGCGCATAGCCGTCAAAAATGCTAATCTGAAGCGCTTTTTCGTGTTCTTCGACCGGTACGCCAAAGTGGTCTTTCCAGCTCTCAAGGTAAGTAGGCTTACGAGCAGTTTTCCGCTTTTCGTTGCCGTTTTCATCAATCTGCATGGTACGCGTGTAGATTTCCGGCGAGTTCAGATCGAAAACGAAGAGGTATTGCCCCTGGCTGTGAACGAGCTTGCCAATGATTTTGTATCGGTGCTCCGTGCTCCAATTCATCAGACTCATAATCTTGGCAAAGAACAGCGGGCAGATGACCTTCTTGGGTTTCCTTCTGAGTGTGCACCAGGAAAAGGAGTCCTTCACATCTTCGCTACAGGGGCGCACCGCCAACTTTCGCTGTTCCTGATTGACCAGCACCTGGACGAATTCCGTACAAGGGGATTTTTTCAAGCACGCGGCATTGACTGAAAAACGGTTGTCGCAGAATGTAATCGAAGGTTCGTTGATATGTGAAAAGTACTCGCCACGTACAACCTGATATCCATCATATGTAAAATGAGGATCGTCAACAACCTCCGATTCAGTAAGGTCCGCTGCCCTGACCGGCGCTTCAAACGTTGCAGCCACGTTGGGCTCTGTGGGCGCGAGGGGCGGCGGGTCGGGTCTTTCCTCAACCGGGGTCGGTACGAAGCCCGTTGTCGGCACTGTGGGCGGGACGTGCGGAGGGTGAAGCGGAGGCAGTTTTCCCTGAAAAGGATTTGTTCCATACGTATTATTCATTCGGTTCCTCCTGCTGAATGATGCTCAGAATATTGTTAATGCCCTCGACCAAGGCGTCCGGAGTACTGGGTTGGATCTGTTTTTCAGTCTGATACGGCCTGCCCGGCTGACTTACATCCCACTGGCCATCTCTGTCAATTGCAGCTACTTCGCGTGCCTGCTCATGTTGATAGGCATCTGATCCAAACCCGTTAGCCCAGGCCTCGGGGTAAGCGACCACTGACCTTTTTCCCCTTGAGGTGATCGGCGTCGTATCATCATCAAACAGGTCGAATGGCTGACGGATGATCTCTCCGGTCGTTTCATCTTTAGAAAGAGGGATAAAAACCTCGGTTTCGTGCAGATCGAACATCAGAATGGTTTCTTCACCACGCTGGCGACGAATGCCGCGTATCCGGTATTTGTTCTCCGGTTTCCATCCCAGTATTTCGTACATGACCGGAAGGAAAGCTGTACCATTGATCTTGCGGGCGTGAGAACCACTTGAATAGATTGTCGCCCACGGAATTGCATGACGGTCGTCCTTGACAATCGGTCTGACTGCAAGCAGATGATTGATTGGATCAAAGAGCAGTTCGATTGTGACAGGGCTATTCAACTTGCGTATACATGCTTTTGAGAATTGCAGGTCTGATATGGAGAAGGTTACGGATAAATCGCCGGTACTCTGGAAGAACTGTACACGAGCAATCTCGTATCCGCGCAGATCAAAGTCTCCAGCCTGAACCTCTTTATCCTGATAACCAAAGACATTCGACTCTTCATCTGTCAGGATTTCTGCAACTGCAGCGTAGTAGTCATCTGTCGTAAATCCCGCCCAGCGCGGATTGATCTCGACAAACCCTTTCAAGGCACCTGTTTCAACAACATGCAAATAAGGAAGCAGACCCTTATGGCCGTACTTCGCATTCTTTATGATTCTCTGGACGGCGAGGAAATCATCACGACTGATGATCGGATCGTGATGATCCTTTTGGTAGACCTGTGCCCGGTTCTGACGATTCTTTTTTGAACGATGATCCAGATAATTGGGAGTATAGGTCTTTCGGGCAAGTATGTCACCACAGTAGCGCTCGTTCTGAAGAATATACATCAGTGTTCCAGCATTCCATTTTGAGTTACCCAGCTTGGTCAGCCTGCCCAGGTTTTCAAGTGTCTCGGCGATCTGAGCACATCCGTATCCGTAGAGAAACATGAAGAATATGAGGCGCACAGTAATGGCTTCTTCCTGGTTGATAACAAGATTCCCATCATCATCTTTGTCATATCCCAGTAGCTCGGGAGTCAGAAAGATGCCTCGCCGAAATCTCATATCAATCGAAGCGTTCATGATCTCGCTTTTCGTATGCGACTCTTCCTGTGCAAGCGTCGATATGAACGACAGACTCATTTCACTGTTATTGTTGAGTGTATATATGTTCTCAGTTTCAAAAAAGACACCTACCGGCTTGGGAAGAGCGCGTAGTTCGCGCACTTTACCGATACAGTCCAGGACATTTCGGGCGAAGCGTGATACGCTCTTGGTAACGATCAGATCTATCTTACCGGCTTCGCAGTCCGCGATCATTTTATTAAACTCAGTTCGGTTGTGAAGAGAAGTACCTGAGATTCCTTCATCAGCGTAGATGTGAACGAGCTCCCAGCCTACGTGATTGGATACCATGTCCTCGTAATGGTTTCTCTGAAGCTCATACGATGATGTCTGATTTGGATCTCCGGTCGAAACACGAGCGTATACCGCAACTCTTTTCAGTGATGTATCTTCATAGAAACTTGCGGGCTGAATTGCCGGAATTACTTCCAGTTCATCACGGTTTATACCCTTATAGCGTTGGCGTATTTTTGCTTTACGCTCTTCGGCTGTTGTTACCGCTCTCTCATGCTCATTCATGGCATATCTCCTCCTCAGGATGCGTTACCCGCATTATACAGAAAAATATAACAAAAGAACATAAACAAGGAGCATCAGAAGTCGTCTGTTCTGATACTCCTTGTTTATGTTCATTGTCGCATTTATGTGTTATTTTTTAGCTGTCGCTCTTCCCACTCTGAACGACACTGCGGAACTTGTCCTTCGCAAACTGGAACACACTCAAAAGTGCTTCAGCTTCGGCAGGAGTGCAATCATTGATGATCTGACGGAGTTCATCTACTGTGTACTCACGGCCTTCACGTGATCCGCTGCGCACTATCCAATCTGCAGACACGTCGAGAAGTTCGCACAGCTGATACAGCGTTGCAACGTTCATCGCATGCTTTCCCATCTCAATATTGCTCATATGAGAAGGAGATATATTGAGGGCTTCGGCGAGCTGTGCCTGCGACATATTCTTCGCCATTCTGGCTTTGCGCACACGCTCCCCGATAGCTTTGATTACCTGTTCCATAACTCCTCCCATGTTTCATGAAATATACTCGATGTCATCATTAAGTATTTTATATGAACCCTTGTTTGCAAGGAATAATATATTTTAGATGTCATCTAAAATACTTCATGACACAGCAAAATAATGGAGGTACATACCAATGAATTTTGATGCCCGAGTCCTGGCCATGAGGATCAAGAAGCAACGCAACAAGCGCAACATGACGCAGGAACATTTAGCAGAAGTTGCCAACCTGTCGGTTGTTTTCGTAAGCAACGTAGAACGCGCCAAGAGGGTACCCTCACTGGAGAAGATGATTGAAATATGCAATGCTCTGGAGTGTACCATGGATGAGCTGCTGGATGGATTTCTTTTGGCGAAGACACCCAGTGCCCATAATCAGCTGGACTTTCTCCTTGCTGAAAGCTCTGAGCCAGAACGGGTATTTCTGGCAAGGCTCTGTTCAATCATGAAAGACTATCTGAGTGAAACCCTCTAGGGCGCGCAGGTATATCATACCCCAAATGTTGAGGAAGCACCATAAACGAGGGGTATCAGTACCTTGCAGATTCAATACAGAATATTGGAGGGATGTCTTTGTTTGAACGATGGAATGAGATGCTGAAGAATCAGCCCGACTGGCTTGAGGTGTCTTTACCGCCAGGAACGTATGATTCTATGAAAGTTTCTCTGGCGGGACTGGGCGTTACGCCTGAACAAGCCGTAGCTGTGTTCGCAGAGCGGGTAATTGCATCATCCGACGAACATCCTGTAAGGGCAGTACAGGAGATCGCTAATTCAGCAATCCGCGACCTGATGACGCAATCGCTGATCGAGCCTACTGGGAGTTTCTATCGAGTGGGGCTGCCAGACTATGCAAAGCCTGCATTCGTGACGGTTAACAAGAGCTACTTTGGTACGCTGGACGATCTTTCCGCATTCTTCACTGCCTACAATATGGATGACAAGAGCGATCTGCGTGAAGTGCATATGACTGAAGTACCGGTACTTGCTACGCGCTCCTTTCATACTGAATGCTTTCAGATTGAACATCTGAACATACATGGCTGGCCACATTACATGAGCGGTACGAAGATGGAGAGCATCCATGCCTGGCTAAAGTATGCTAATCGGTATTATCGATGTATTCGAGCTAGACTGACCAACTTGCGCTACGATACCGAACCAGATGGAGAGCCAATACTGTATAACGGCACATCATGGGGATTTCCGGCTATCATAGAATATTCTGATCCATATACCTACAACCGGCTATATGAAACAGAGAAGATATTTGATACCTGGGAAGAAGCTGAGGCGGATATCAGGGCTTTCAACGGAGAAGCCGTGCTGACAGAGTTTTTCAACGACATCTTCGGTGATGGCTGATCGGGAGGCTGGTATGGAAGCGATCGCATTAGTCGAAAAGGAAGTATCTGTGACCGCATTCAAACGAAAACCCCGTGCTGTATATGACTACATCGATGTTCTGGGAAACGTGGTCATATTCACCAGACGTGGGAAGCGCGAAGCGGCAATCATGTCGATTGAGACGTATGAGAGGCTTATCAAAGCACTCTCTGTTGAAGAAAGGAATGCCAATGAAGATTACGTATACCGAAGAACAGAAAAAGAATGCTGTACAGATGCTCTTGACTCAGGGACCACACAAGACCCGTGATGCCCTCGGAATTCCAACCAATACTCTGTACAGATGGAAGAAACAGTTTGCAGGGGTTAGTCAGGAAGTACAGGTTGAAACTGTTGATGAGCCGGTTGGCACCGCAGCTGCTGTAGAAGAGTTGCCTTCTGAACAGGAATCCACAGAGTCTGTATCTACACTGTTTGGTGAGCCTTTTCCTCAGATTCCCGGAGCTCCGACTAAAGAGGAAATCATTCAGCAAATTCCGTTGCTCTTCATGAGAAAACTGGAAACGAATCCTGAACTGTTTGCCAATTCTATCATCATCGCTATAAAAGATCTCTTTAAGGAAAATGCCGCTCTGGCACATGATAATGCCAGACTGCGGCGAACTCTGCGCACACTTCTGGAGGAAGAGGATGAACAGCAAAAAAACACCATTTAGTGCAGTGCTCTCTTACAATGGAATCGTGGATTTTTTCACGAATAATCCGAATCGAATATTCCGTTATTCGGTCTACAGACGGATGTTTACACCACAGGAGACCGATAAAAAGTACAGTGATCAATCCTTCTTTGAAAGCACCTACATCAACACCGGTATGGTTCGTGAAGTAATTCCTCTGCCCGATGGTGATGTTATGCTTGGTATTGCTGCTGTCAGCGAGGATATCAGCGATATGAGTTACCTTGAATATTTCCGCTTAAGCGAGATTCGCCTGTCGTACTGGCCTAAGGATGATGCCGAATACGGTGCTTCCGATGAAGAATTGGAGGTAAAACCGTGATTTATGTGATGTCCGATATTCACGGATTCAGAACACGATATGGAAGTATCATGAGTCAGATTAACCTTCAGCCGGACGATCATCTGTATGTTTTGGGTGACTGTATTGACAGGCATCCAGACGGTCTGGAAATACTGAAGGAATTGTATTATATGCCCAATGCAACGGTGTTGCTGGGAAATCACGAACACATGATGCTTCAGGCGTTGAGTGCCCAGCAGAAGAATGATGCGGCACTTCGCTTGTGGTACCACAATGGCGGTAGGGTCACACATGATGCCTGGAAGCGTTACTCGAAAGAACAACGCGCTGAGGTGATTGAAATCATCCAACAGCTACCTGTCAATATCGAAATACGCTGTAATGATACGGATTATCTGCTCGTACACGGAGCACCACTGGGGTACAAGCAGAAAATCGATGATGCTGTTGCTGCTTCCGTGTGGACCCGCATCGATCGGTATCCATCGCTTCCATATAAGCAGACAGTGATCTTCGGTCACACACCGACGTATCACTACCAGGTTGACTTTCCGCTGCGTATATACCACGGCATATTAGTCATTGGTATCGATTGTGGCTGTGCATATGAAGATTATGGACGGCTTGCATGCCTGCGCCTGGATGATATGCACGAGTTTTATTCTGTGGACGCAGATAACAGGGAGAATGATGAGCATGAAATGGAATAAGTATCGTCTGACATGGCTGCCGGTTAATAAACTCACTGGTGTATCCCCATATGCAACACCCGGGCAGAATCGCAATGATGATCTTGCTGAATGTATCAGGAGTTATTCGGAAGAGCATCCGATTGATGTGGTAGCAAAAGATGATAGTTATTACATCATCGCAGGCCAGGATAAGGCATCCATGTACATAAATGCTTCCGACGATCAAGGGGCTCTGATCATGTGCAGAGTGTATGCTTGGGACGATGTGTCCAGTATAGCTATGGAAGATGAGCAGTTCTCCGAATACCAGTACAGGCAGAACAGACTGTTGTCTTTGCCGGATGTGCCTGTCAACAAAATGTTTATCCTCGATGCTTTGGAGATGATGGGGAAACTATGCTGCAGCGATGAATGGATACGGGCACTGTGCACCGTCAATATCATGCTAAAGGCGTTTACCGATGAACAATGGAAGAGCTTTCCCAATAATAATGAATGCTTTGAATGGCTGAGCGATTTCTTCCCCAAATACGGAGGTGCCAACAGGTATGAGCAATAAGGAATACACAACTGTCAAGTTTGAGATCGATACGGGGCTATATAAAGCCGCGCAGGCTTCTCTGAGTCAGATCAACTGCTCAGTTGAACAGTACTGCGTACTGTGCCTTCTGAGAGGTGCACGCTGTCTGCGCGATATTCCCGATTTCGACAAGCTGTCTTCAGACGCAATTATTGATCACATTGTCTCCGATGTAGTTGAGATGCTGGTTCTCTATTACATCAACCGACCTGAAAGTTTTCGGGAAAACGACGTTCATAAATAACTTGACTATTCCGCAGAGTAGAGCGAATATGCCACTACCCAAAGGAAAGGAGGCATTTTGCC